CCGAAATATCAATATTATTTTTTGCATTTCATACATCTCTAGGGACCTTTAAATACGTCCAAAAATTACGCTACATATATACATGATATAATTTATCATCAAAATTTTACAGTCATTTAAACAACCACCCCATAGAATAAATTATTTTAACAAAATTTAACAAAAGGTATTGACAAGAACCCCCTTTATATGATATAATGTAATTAAGATAAAGGATGGATTCAAGCATTCTAAATAGAAAAGGAGTACAAACATGAGCTATAGTTTTAATAACCCATGCTGGAATTGTCAAAAGCATCAAAAGCATCAAAATATAGATGGAGTCGAAAATCCATGTAAAGATGAAGAGACAATACGAAATGCTATAAATGATATACACCAAAGAACTTTTGAACAAGGACACAAAGGTTCAGGAGAAGTACTTTTAATGTGTAGTAAGATGCTGCCGATTAATAAATAACACAAGGAGAACGAACGTATGGAAGAAGAAAGAAAACCAATACCACCAGAAATTAAACAAGAAATGACAGCCGTACTCCAAGAGTTCGCTAACCTGGGAGTAATTGGTCGTGCGTTCGATAACGCTGGTGTACCTCGACAGAAGCATTTAAAATGGCTAGAAGAATACCCTTTATATAAAGAACGATTTACTGAAGTTAAAGATATGTTCGTTGATGGTCTCGAGATGATTGCTATTCAACGAGCTAAGGAAAAGTCAGACAGCTTGCTAACTTTAATGCTTAAGGCCCACAGAGCTGAGGTGTACGGTGACCGCAGTGAGATTAGACATACAGGTGTAGGTAACCAGATACAGCTTGTATTCGCTGAGGGCTTGTTGAACGAAGACGAAAAGAGAATGTTGACTGGAGATCCTGTGGAAGACGAAACTCCTGTGGAAGACGAAACTCCTGTGGAAGACGAAACTCCTGTGGAGGAATAGAATATGGCTAGGAAACGATTAGCGCCGGCCAGGAGGCTTGCCTCTTATGACCCCCATCCACATCAGATAACTTTCCACCAGGACACGCATAAGTACCGAGCGATTGTATCCGGGGTTGGTGCTGGTAAAACCCGTATGGGTGTTGAGGAAGTTATTAAGTGGACTCAGTTGTTTCCTGGCTCACTTGGTGTTATTGGACGTCTTACTGCCAAGTCTTTGAAGGAGACAACCCAGAGACGTTTCTTCGAAGTTTGTGACCCTAAGATTATTGAAGCCTTTAACCAATCTGACGGTCATGTTTGGATAAAAACAAATGAGGTTGATGAAAATGGAGATCCCGTATACAGCGAGATATTGTTCATGCACTTGGACGACCCTGGACCACTTGGATCTCTTGATATAAGTTATTTCTGGATAGATGAAGCACATGAGCCTGATGGTACTGAGGTACCCGAGGCGACGTTTGATATGCTTACTGCACGTCTACGTCACCCCATAGGGCCACATAGAGGATTCCTGACTTCTAACTCTGGTGGTAAAGACTGGGTTTGGGATAAGTTCTTTAACCCTGCTAAGAGGAAGATAATGAGGGAATATGTTGGTTGGACAGTTCCAACTAGGGCTAACGCAAAATACCTGCCTCCCGGTTATGTCGAGGAGTTAACCAGGACTCACACTAAGACTTGGGTGGATCGGTTCCTGAACGCTTCATTTGACGCATTCGAGGGGCAGATATTTACAGAATTTGTTGAGGGATTCCACACTTTCCGACCAAATGAAGTAGATATTAGTCCTTTCTGGGAGCATGGAGCTGGCTTCGACTTTGGTATTAGTGCTCCTACTGCCTGTGAGTACGGTTGCCTTGATAGGGATGGTCGACTGATTGTATACGATGAAGACTATCAGCCTGAAGCTGACGTACCCGACTTTGCTATACGAATGAAGAAGAAGGGATTCGATGTAAGTTACGCCGACCCGTCTGTGGTAAATAGAGGACCTAATAAGAAGAGTCCTAAACAGTTATACCAAGAAGAAGGTGTCTGTCTGATACCAGCTTCTAATGATGAAGACTTTTTTATTACATATTTTATACAACTACTGAGAGCTCGTATGCCTGACGGTAGTCCAAAGGTACTGATTAGTACTAAATGTGAGCACTTAATTGACCAAATTAAACAAGCTGCTTGGGATCCAAAGACAATAACGGGTACAACTCACGATAAGGTTAAGAAGATGGAGAATCATGCCATCGACGCATTTAAGTACTTGGTAAATGGTATGGCCTTCCAGCCTGGAGAACTAACACCGGTGGTACCTCATGGTAATTCTAAAAAAGATACTCTTACTATAAATGGTGAATGGGAACATGAGAGCTATCTTGATGATGAAGACTTAGACAGTGAAAAGTATTGCCATCCTGAGATAAAGGAGGCGATATCTGATGTACTTTTTAATCATTGAGTCTCTTGTAATAGGGGCTTTTATTGGAGGATACTTAGTTGGACAACATAAAACTAAGACTGTTGAGAAGGTTGTCTACAAAGTAATGCAAATAAATGAAGAAGAACTTTTAGACCCTGTGTCACCGAATGACCAGTACTTATATAGAAAATTTGAAGAGGAGGCAGCTAAACATGGCTTTAGGGAAGAAGAAGAATAAAAATCAATCCTATGAAATTAGTGACAAAGATGCGCAGTTGCTTGAGCATATTATGGAGTGCTATGTAGCTGCCTACAATATGAAGCAACAACTTGGACTTGATGAACTTTGGTCTAAATGTCAAGACTACTGGGCAGGAGAGATTAATCTACCTGTGGAAGAAGATGACCCCGGCTCTGAGGTTAATATTGTACAACCCGTAATTGAATCTCAGGTAGCCGATATTGTGAATGGTGACACTGATATACTTGTTAAAGGATTAGGGCCATCTGACCAAGTATTTGCAAGAGATGTGACTCAGATTCTTAAATGGGTTTGGTATCATAATAATATGACTACAAAACTTGACAGCTCTGAGAGGGATAGATTAAATTTAGGTAATGTAATATGGAAGGTATACTGGGATAAAGATGCTATGAGCGGTAGAGGAATGCCAACAATAGAACCTTTAGGTCCTGACTGTTTTTTCCCCGACCCCAAGGTTACTGATGTTGAGAAGTTGCAAGATGCTGACTTTATAATTCAGACTTCTTGGTACTCTAGAAGAAAGTTAATACAAATGTTTGGGGATAAAGCTAGAAGAGTATCAGCTGAGAGTAATGGTATAGCTTATGACCCAAGAATATTCGGTGAAGCAGACTACTCAGGGACTGATGCTATAACAAATGACCAAGCCTGCCTATTTGAGTTCTGGGAAAGAAAAGAAGACGGAACACTTAGACTTGTATACTGTACAAAAGATGTTATATTGGCTGATTCTGATGATGATGATGAAGAAGCTAGTATACCAGATAACGATAAATACCCTTTTGTTATGATAGTTGGGTACAAGAAAAAAGGAAGACTATGGGGAATGGGTGATACTGAGCAACTTATTCCTGTTCAAGATGTAATCAATGACTTAGATGACCAGATAAGAATGAACGCTAGATTGATGGGTAATGCTCAAACTGTTGTTGGTATAGGGGCTGGTATTAATATTAAAAAATGGACTAATAAACCTGGTCTGAAAATACCTGCGAAAGACCATACTGCTTTTCAAACTATAACACCTCCTTACATACCGGCCTATATCAACAATAGACGTGAGAAGGCATTCTACGAATCAGAACTTGTATCTGGTCGTTCTGAAGTAGTTGAAGGTAGAAGATCTGGTAGTTTAAGAGCCGCATCTGCCATACTTGCACTACAAGAAGCCGGCTCAAGAAGAGGTAATCATAAAAAATTAATGCTTCAAACGGGTCTTAAACAAGCAATGGACTTAGTACTTGATAACGTAAAAGAATTTATGACCGTAGAACAAGCATTTGACATAACTGAGAAGGACAAAATTGAGTACCTGTGGTTTAGGGGCTCCGACCTTAAAGCGGTACCTCAGTTAACTCTCAATGAGAACTTTAACGCTGAGAGTGATGACCCCCTTAAAGGTAGATATAAACCACTATATGATGAACCTCAAGTTGATGAATTTGGTAATGAAAACCCAGGTGAACTACTTACCAAGGTAGCCGAATTTGACATTGAGTTACATATAGGTGCAGGTATGCCGAATAATAAATCATTCTTATATGAAGCTGCAGTTGAACTTCACAGAGAAAATATTGTAACTACCGAGGAAACCAGAGCTACGTTGAAACAAATACTTAACTGGCCTATTATTGACCCATGGTCACCAGAAGGAGTATTTGCAGGTAGAAATAGCTCTGCAGACCAATTAGATATAGCCAACTCTATAACTGGGCAACAGCCTATATTGCCCCCTGAGCAGCAGCCTTCACCTCAACTGATGCCTCAAGAGCCTGCTGTTGACCCAGCTATACTACAACAACTTCAAGCTATGATGGCTTCTGGTAATGTAGACCAGAATCAATTATACGCTTTACTTAGTGGACTACCACCGGAGATACTTAACCAAGTTCTAGCTGGTTTACAAGGCGGTATGGCATGATAAACACTAATGTAAATAAATACTTAGACCATGGTATATCAAATCCACTGGTGAAATTTTATGCAGATATGAAGAGTACAAACGTATTGACTCTTCCTATCTGTCCTAAATGTGAAAGGGTTGGTCTTAGAGATAAAGGCTGGGCTCTTTACAAAACTATGAAATGCCCACACTGTGGTTACACAGGACACGCAACTCATCAATTATCAGCCTACTTAGACGAAGGCTTATATAAATAACAGGGTTCAGCTCCTCTAATGCTGTTGGGTTCAGCTCCGTTAATGCTGCAAATTCAGGTGTAGACCTGTATAATACTAGGAGGATATAAATGGATAAAGAACTATTAAAAGACGTAGTGGAAGATGAAGAAATTATAGACAACGAAGTCGAAGATGAGGAAATAGAAGCTACGGAAGATGAAGAAGAAGTTGAAGAAATTGAAGAGGAAGAAGAAAAAGAATCGTTTTATACTCAAGAACAAGTTGAATCTGCTATAAAAACTAGAGTTAGCACATTCAATAAGAAGATTGAGAAATTAAAACCATATGAAACAGCTGTTAAGAAAATCAGTGAGCTCACTGGTCTAGATGTGAACAACTTAATAGCACGTCTAGAATCATTATCAGATGCTGAACAAGCAAAGATTCTTGGAATTACTCCTCAGCAATTAGCTCAACAAAAACAGCTTAAGCAATCCCAGAAAGCTGTAAATGAACAAGCTCAGCAATTACAAAGAGAATTAGATGAGCAAAAATTATTGGCAGATCCCAAATACAAGGACTACCCGTTGTTCAAAGAAGAGATCCAAGATTTATTAGATGAAAACCCGAAATTGACACTCAAACAAGCTTATATCTTAGTTAAAGGTGACTTAGGTACAAAAGCTGCTGTAAGAGATGCTGAGCAAAGAACTATTGCTAAAATGACTAAAGCATCTAACCAAAAAATAGTTAAGCCAGGTCAATCTGGCGGTAAAACAACTCCTAAGCTTGACAAAGCTACTATATCAGCCGCTAAAATGGTTGGTATGGACCCATTGGAATATGCTGCTTACGCTAATATGTCAACTTTGGAGGACTATGAAAGAATGAATTCCAAAAAATCTAAAAAATAAGAAAGGAATAAAACCATATGAAGTATTTATACTCATTAGATAATACTCAACCAATGACCATTAAAATGGTTGCTGCTGCTGCAATAACTTCTGGTCAATTACTTGCTGTAGCAAGTGGTAAAGCCGCTGTTGCTGCTGATGGAGCTACTGCTGGCACAGTAG